GGTTCATGTACGACTGGATGTTGGCCGCGGTTGCCGCAGCCCCACCGTCCGTCGTCGCATCGAACGCCACGTTTTGCCAGAACTCATTCCCAGCCGTCGCGGCGTTGATGCCGCCGACCGTTCCCGTTGCGGGAGTGAAGTCAACCAGCAACTTCAAGCCGCCGATCTGCTTGCCCGAGTCCGCCGAACCGTCCGAGTAGATGTCCGCGGCGATGTTGTTCGCCATCGTTCTCTCGGCGTTGCCAATCCGGCTTTCCAGCAAGTCGATCACCGCGTTCTCGCCGCTGTTCTGAAGTTCCTCCAGTCCAGACATCGAAACCGCGACCGCTGCCTGCGCGTAGTTGTATTCCGCCGCCGTGAACACGTCGGACGGGCTGATGTCGAGCACTTCGTAGCCGCTATAACGCTTGTCACTTTTGTTACTTCGCTAGTATGCTGGTATAGTGCGTACTAACGAGACGCGGGCATTTCTGCCGCGTTCTCCGCGTTCCCACGGAGGTCGGACTATGTCTTCGCTTTCGCGAGTGGTACTTAGTCTCTACACACGCCCGGCGATTGCTCGCCTGCTTGGCTCGGCGTAACCCTTCCGCGTCTTTCGACCGGGCATTGGGCTTCCACCGAATTCACCACTTTCTCGTCTATCGCTCAGGAACAATATGAAGCCATCCATTGAATACGTGGCCGGTCTATTCGACGGCGAGGGATACATAACTGTTGATTTCTACCGGAAAGAGACCGGCAGATTCACGCGATGCCAGATCAAGTCCGGCATCTCCCTCACACACAGACCGACTATCGAAGCGCTTGCGGGCCGCTTCGGCGGCGTTCTCAACGTCAACCCGTCAGCGAACAGGCGAAACAGCAACCATCGCGTTGTCTACGCTTGGGCACTGTCTGGCGCTAGCTCTCAAGACTTTCTCGCCTCTGTGTTGCCCTTCCTGATAATCAAGAAGAGCCAGGCGAAGCTAGCGATACGTCTGCACGATCACGTGATGAAACACGCCTACGCAATGCGCTATCGGCAATACTCTGCCGAAAAGCGCGAATCAATCCTGGCTTACCGCGAAGGTCTCGTCCTCCAGATTCGAGACATCAAAAAAGAAACGTTCCCAGTCGATAGCGACCCTACTCGCTAAGCAGCGAGCCTTAAGGTTGCGTTCTCGGCGTACTCGAGCTCCTGCACGATCGTCCGCCCACCGCTAACGGTCTTGACCTTCCCGCGCTTGCGGAGACGCATCAGCAATGCGTTGTTCTCCGTTACGTTGTCGGCCAATTTCCCGGATCGGTTGCGGAGCGTAGTCGTGACGATTTCCGAAAAGTCAGTATTCGGAGAGGTCATGAATTACTCCTGAAGAGGTTGTTACACCGAGCCAGATAGCTCGGCTCTTGCGGCTTCGAGCTCTTCGCGGATCGAACGGCCTCCGGGGGCGGCACTCGCGGCGGTGTTGCCGGGGCCTCCCGTGATGCTCACGTTCTTGCGCTTCGCTGCTTCGGCCTTCTGCTTTGCTTCGGCTCTCCGCTTCTGTTCCTCCTCGGCGCGTTGCTGCGCGAGGAGCGTGGCGCGGGTATCCGGCCGAGCCCATACGGCTTGGTCGTAGGCGTCCTGCAGAGTCTTCGCAGTGCCCTCCCGGAGTAGGGCGGCCATGTGGGCCTTTACTTCCGAGTAGTGCGAATGCTTCGGATCTGCGGCGAACGCCTCGATTTCCGTCTGGACTTCGGTCTGCAACTGGGTGTGGACAGCTTCGTCGCGCTGTCGCAATAGCCCCTTGAGCTCGGCGACTTCTTGCTGAAGTGCTGCAAGCTCGGGGGGCGTGTTTGTGGGCTGCGCGCCATTGGCACTCGCAGCAGTTCCTAAATCGACGCCAAACTGACGTGCCGTCGTCAGCAGCAGTTGGCGCTTCTGCTCGGCACTTCCCGTCCTGAGCACGTAGGCGGTGTTGAGTAGCGATTCAATCGCCGTCGCGGGTGTACCGCCCTCGGCCTTGATCGTCGCGAGATACGGCTGGACGGTCTGGTAAATCTCTTTGCCGAACGAGGCGTGCTCGTCACGAGTGCTCGTGAACTTCGCGATGTCCTTCTCGCGCTGCTGCACGGCCGCCATGATCTCGGGCGACAGCTCGTGCCATTTGGCCTTGGCTTCGGCGGACCAGCCGTTGGGAGGGGCTAGAGAGGGCGCAGCCAGAGCGGGCGTTGTTTCCGCCGAGGCGCCAGGCGCTTCGGCCTTTGCATCTCCATCCGGTGCCGCAACCTTACTAGCCACGCTGGGCGAATCTGCGGGAGTTCCTCGTGCATCCTGAGCACGACCCCCTTGAACCTCAGCTCCGTCAGCTTTGGCGAATCGGCCTTTCTCGTCACGCGCGCGCTCCCGTGCTGCTGCCTCCGATTCTACAACGACTTCAGTCTTGGCCGGCGTCTCAACGACTTCCGTCTCGACCTCGGGCGGCTCCGCATGAGCCTTTACGGCTGCTTCTAGGTCCGCTCGAATGCTGTTCTCGGCTGTGCTCATCTGCGTCTCGTTTCCTCAATGGCTCGCTTCAGGTCGGGCACTAGGTCCGGCATCGGCTTCGGCTTTCTCGGCGGCAATCGCTCGTTGCCGACTTCGATCAAGCCGTGGTCTCGAATGTGTTGCTTGTGGTGCGCTCGGCCGCGGATGCGCTCGCCGGTCACCATCGACTTGTAGGGCTGAATGTCAGGGATGACGTGCGCGAAGCCGAGCACCTGCACCGCCATCCGGCCGCACTCGCACTTGATGCGAGGTCGGTGGTCTTTCACTGGGCAAATGCGTTCCGTCTCCGTCCCGCAGGACGGACACTCGTAGGAGTAGAGGGGCATTTAAACGCGCTCCTGCGCAGTTTCACTTGACCCTATGGGGGGTACGAGTAAAATGAGAACTCGTCTCTATGGGCATTTAAAGCGGCCCAGCGCGATCCGGCCAAGGAGTCCGCGCTAGGCCACGGGAGAACCAATGAACCTGTTTCACCGCTACCAGCGGCATCCTTTCTATGGATCACTGGGCTGGCGCAAAGCCCGCTACATGACCCTCAAACGCCACGGACGACAGTGCGCCTGCTGCCGGCGAACGCCCGAGCAGCACAGGGTCGCTCTGCATGTCGATCACATCGTCCCTAGGTCGAAGGACCGACGAAAAGAACTCACCCTCAGCAACCTGCAAGTGCTCTGCGAGGACTGCAATCTCGGTAAGGGCAACACGGACCGAATCAACTGGCATGGCCAACAGTTGTTGCTGTTTGGCAGTTAGCCCGGCGCCAACAGCGCCTTATTCGTGTCGCTCAAGAGCTTCATGATCGGCAGCGCATAACCGGGATGCCGAGACAGAATCTCGAACACCGCGCCCAGCGCCGCCCACTCCCCCGCCGTGATGTCGGAATCGCTCGCCGCGAGTGACGCTGCGTTCGTGATCATGTCGGCCGAAATCGTGGACATAGACTTGTTGGCCATAGAACCTCCCTAGTGAACCTTCGCGCCTTTCAGTTGCGCCAATGCCTCGATGAGCTTTTGAGCGGCGGCCAACGTGTTGTCACGCTTCGCCGTCCGCTCGCCTGACTTCTTCTCGCTGTCCTCGGCCTGCTTGGCCTGGAACTGCCGATCCTTCTCGGCGTTCTCACCCTTCATCCGCTCGAGCTCGACCTTCGTCATCGCATCACGCTGCGACACTTGGTCCTTCGCCTGGAACTCGCGCTCTTTGGTCTGCGCCTCGTGCTCGCGGTTCTCGCGCTCTTGCTGGTTCGTGATCTGAGCGGTTTGGATGTCAACCTCGGCCTGGAGCTTCGCTTTGAACATCTCCAGCTCTTTTTGCATCTGCATCTTCTCGCGCTCGATCACGAGCTCGCGCTGACCATCCCGCTCCGCACGCTGGTCCTCGATCTGCGCCGTGGCCGCGTTCTCCTGCGCCTGCATCTGCTGCTTGCTCTGCTCAACCTGCATGGTGGTCTGCGCCTTGAGTTGTTCAAGCTCCTTGGCCGACTGCGCCTTGATCTGCTCTTTCTGTAGCTCGGGATCAGGCTGCGGCGGCTTCGGCTCCGACAGCTTCTTCATCGCGTCTTCAAACACGGGCTCTAGGCTTCTAGCCGAGCGGAACGACCGCACTCCGAACATCAGCAACTCGCCGAGCAACGGCCCAAGCTCGGGTGCTGTTTGCATGGCAATGGACGCCTTGTCGATGTACCCACCGGCAGCCGTGATGAACTCAGTCCGCGCCAACCGGTCTGCCTCCTCGTCGGTCCTGATCGTCGAGTCGGTCTCGATGTCGATGCGAAATTCTCGTAGCACCTGATCCGACAGAAGCGCGTGAACCTCTTCCCATGTCGGTTGGTCGAGTAGCTCTAACTTCTCCTCGGGGATCTGGCTTGGCGGTGGCGGCTGTTGGGCTTGCTGCGCCTGCTGGGCCATCGCCTGCTCTTGCTGCTGCACCTGCTGCAGCATGGCCTTTTCCTGCTCATGCAAGAGCTTGATGCCCGATATGGCCTTGATCGTCTCCAAGTCGAAGTGCTCGGCGATGATCTCACCGAGCAACCGAATCAAGTCGCGCGCGAACCGCTGGACATCGGCTTGGGTGTCCGAGATCCGCAGAACCGCAAACCGGCCTTTGATCTGCTGAGCCGTCGCCGTCTCTTCAGGCTCAGAGTTACCGCGGATGATGTCCGCAATGCCCGTAAGCTCATAGAGGTCCGCCTTGGACTTCTCCCGCGCTTCGTATAACGCGATCAGCGTCTCGGCCACTTCCTTGATCGGCACGAACTGAATCGCGCCTTCAATTCCGCCCTTCTCGCTGAACGCCGACCAGTTGTTGACCGGAATGAGCTTGTTGCCAGGCCCATTGAGAATGTTGGCCAACTCAGGAGCCGACGAGTCGTAAGCACCCCGAAGTTTCAACGCCTCCTGTAGCCCGTTGATCCTGGCGGTGAGGTCCTCGAGCTCCTGCGCCTGCGTTTGGTACAGCGCGTAATCGGGGACCGGCATCAAGCTCTCGGTGGTCAACGTCGCAAAGAGCGGACGCGGACACGGGAACATGCCGGTCAACTCAAGCGGATCAGGCACGGTCTCGATCAGCTTCGGGTGCGACTTCGACAGGAAGACGACTTGGCCCTTCCGCTTGTCCCAGCCCTCGTAGATGCACGCCTTCTTCACGTCCTCGGCGATCTTGTCGTTCTTGATACCCCGAGGCGAGTGATCCAACGGTATCTTCTGGCCAACGTCCTTGAACCGCTCCACGAGCTGCGCGCGGTCCATGTACACCTTGCGCCAGACGAGCCACACCTCATCCCAAGTCCTGCAGACGTTGTGGCCGAAGTCCTCCCAGTACACGTAGTCGGGAATGGCTGCTTCGTAGCCAAGCTCCTCCTCGGGCTCGGCGTCGTTGGTGGTCTGAGTCAGGGTCGGCTGATAGCGCACCCACGACGTACCACGGCCTGGCAAGAAACGGTCAGAGACGATCTGGCGCATCGTGTGACCGAAGCCCTGGCAGTCGATCGTGTACGCAAGGCAGCGCTCGAGCACTTCGGAAGCAGTACGTCCTACGGGGTCTGCGTCCTTGAAGCGTCTCTCGGCAACAGGTTGTGGGTCTCTCGCATAGCAGGCCGGGAGTAACGTCTGCACGTTCGCCCACAAGACGTTGTAGCGCTTGCGCTTGCCTTGCGTGTTGTCCGCGTCCTTGTAGAGCCGAAGGATTTTCTTGCCGCGCGTCTCCCACGGCTTGAACTCCTTCTCGTAAAGCTCGATCTCTGCAAGGTAGCGCCGATACTCGGGATCGACGCCCGTCTCGTCTGCCATTAGGTCACGAAGAACGTAATGTCGATCGTGTTGCCTTCAGTGAAGTGAAGGTCCGTCTGGAACACTGCCGGGAAGCGGTGAAAGCCAACGGCCGGAGTAATCGTTCCACAGAGTGCCGTGCCACTCGCCCCACCATCACGAAGAACCACCGTGCCCGAACTCGTGGAGTTCACGTAAAAGCCAATGAGCTGCCCGCTGACGGCTTTGACGGTCCCAGTCGCCGTCATGTTCTTCGCGGCGCCGAACTTTGCGTTTAGCATCCCGTTACCTCAGGTTACGAAGAACGTCACGTTCAGCGCCGTGCCGCCAATCGTGGCGTGCAGACTGTTCTGAAAGGTCGCCGGAAACTCACGCCAACCAATCGCAGGAGTGATCGTTCCGCTAATCTGCGTACCACCCGACCCTCCGTCCCGAAGAACGAGCGTCCCCGCGTTCGTGCTGTTGACGTAGAAGCCAAGCAACTGCCCGCCTATGGGCTTGATGGTCGCCGTAGAGGTCACGTTCACCGGCTTCCCGAACTCAGCGTTCAGCATCAGATCCACCCCTTGTTGGGCTCCTCGAACTTGTCCAGAGCGAAAATCTCGGCGGCTGTTTGCTCGTGCCACCACTTCGGTTTCTTCACTTCTTTCTCGGGCGGTGGCATGAGCTGCATCACCTGACAGCCGTAGCTGTAGCCGTCACTTGGATGGCTCGCCCAGTTGTGCAAAGGCTCACGAGAGAATGCGAGTGTGTCGGGGTTGTACTCGAACTCCCAAGCACGCAGTCCGTCCAAGCCTTCCTCGCACCGCGTCTTGTGGAACTCGCACTGCTTGATAACGGTACGAGCCGCGTTGATCCGGTCTGCCTTGGAGGTCTTAGGCACGATTCCGCACGCATTTGGCCCGAACTCTTTCAGAAACTGCTCGATCGCCGACTCTTTGCTTTGAAAGGTCTTGGTCATCGCATCGTGCGGCAACCAAATCTTTCCGAGCGGCCAGCCGTGATCCGTCAGCATGTCCTGCAGACGAGCAATCCAGTCTTTCGCCTCTAGCCCGCTGTCGCCAACGTAGTCAAGCAGCGAATAGCCACCCAACTTCCGCTGCCAGAACCACCAAGTGGCCGTATCGCGAAAGCCAAGGTCGCTACTGATCTCGATTGACGTTGCTTCGGGGTCAAACGCCACCGAGTCATTGATCCGCCCCGCCCTCTCGGCCCGGTCCACCCAACGAGCAAGGATTGCGCCCTGCTGCATGCCGTAGGCGCCATCCCACACATGCTCGGCAATCTCTGGATCTATTCGTCTGTCGTGCTCCATTTCCTTGCGAAGCACATCGGGAAACCACCGGTTATCCTTCCAACTCACCATCACCGCGACCGATTCGGGGTGAGGGTTTTTGCGGAAGAATATGTCCACCGGATCGGTACGATGCCGCGGGTTCCAACTGAACCAAAGCTCTGACCCTTCCTTGCGGATCGTTGGGCGTAGAAGCTCTAGCGACTTCGCCGAAAGCGTTTGCGCTTCCTCAACCCACGCCACGTCATACGCCTCAAGCGACTTGATTGTCTCGGCGTTGTAGTGCTGCATGCCGCGGAAGATGACTAGCGAGCCGTTTTTCCCTCTTATCTCGTTGTCTAGTACCTCAAAGAACCAGCCAACCCCGAACTTTTCAATCTTGTCCACAAGCAACTGACGCACAGAGTCTCGAATCGAGTTCTGTACCTCGCGGATACACACCGCGCGTATTGGCGCGTTGCAGCACAGCTCTACTAGTTCTTCGGCGAAGAAATGTGACTTGGCACCTCCGCGGCCGCCGTAGGCGCCTTTGTAGCGGGCCGGCTTAGTGAGTGGCTCGAACGCCGTTAAGATCGGACGGTCGATCGTGATCTTCTGGTCCGACAAAGCGCTTCTCAAATACGTGGAGCGGCACGCCATCAACGCCGCTGTGCTCTAGGGCCTGGGCAGGCTTGCCATCTAACCGGTTGCCGATCTCCGCTGCGGCGTCTTTGTCTCCGCCGAGGGCTTTCATGACGACCATTTCTGCAATCTTCGCCAGCGCCTGTCCGCGCTTAATGCCAGCGTCCTTGTTCTCATACTGAGCAAGAGCCTTTATCAACGCTTCCTGCCACCGCTTGCCCTTCGCGGCATTCTGATTCCCCTTTGGTGCAGCCATGTTGATTCAACGCTTAAGAAGCTGAGTCCTCGGCAATTTCGTCCATCAAATCGTCCATGAGGCTGCCCAGCTCGTCCTCGGCCATCTCCTGGATGAGATCCGTCAATGCTTGTGTCACTTGCACGATCAGCTCGTCTTGAGCCCTCGCTAGAACCGCGTCTACCCGCTCCTGGATTGCGTGCAGCTCACGTTCGGGATCGCGACCTAGCTCCTCGGCGTACTCTCGGAGCTTGCCCAGCTCGACGTTAAGGGCGGTTGCCTGACGCTCGACTGCCGGCTGATGTTCCTCGAGCGCTTCGTCGATGAGCCCTGCAGCGGACTCGATGAGTCGGCGTAACTCCGCGCGCTCCTTGAGCCGCTTCTCGTCGAGTTCGGCGCGGTAGTCCTTCGGCTTCTTGCGTTTCCGCTCGTCGGGCCAGTAGTGGCCGCCGACTGGTTCTGCCTCGGGTTCCAGCCCCAGCGATACAACGATCGCAACCGTTGACCCACTCGCCGCGAACTCCCCGCCTTCGGGGGATTGGCTGATGATGAGCCCGACCGCAACACTCGCGGAATACTCGGTGCTCACCGAAACGACGAAGCCGACTCCCTCTAGAGTCGTAGTGCCTGCGGCTTGAGTCTCGCCTACTACGTCCGGGACTTCGACCGGTGGCGTCTGCGTCCAAACGTCTTTCCATACTGGCGCCCAAATCTCGGCCCAGTTGACGCCAATGGCCACGCTACACCCCGAACTCGGTGCCTACCTGACCATCCCCTGTGATCGTCACGTCATTGATCGACTGCACGTTGCTGTCAATCTGATTGGCAACGGTGAACGTGAGCTTGTCGGTTTGGACCTTGATCGCATCTACCACGTTATCGACCGTGGCTATCTCGTCATCGACCGTTTGCAGTGCGGTGGCCGTGGCGTAGCTTGCGGCCGCGAGTGTGCGTGCTTCCATCTCAGCATTCGTCGGCCCGTCGTAATCCGCGAGCGCCGTGTCAACCTCAGCGTTCACATCCAGTTTGGCTTGAGCGGCGAGAGAGCCAATCGAGCCAGTGA